GATGCTGTATATTCGTTACCAGGATGTATACCATTATTCACGATTGCTTCTGGATAGTTATACATATCTACCCTTGCAGCATTCACCATTTGCTCGTAGTCAAATATATGTGTATTCTTTTCTATTACAACATTTCCCCATGATCTCCAAGTAAGACCATATCCACCTTCAAACCCATAATAATCGTTATGTCCAATGTTTTTCTTTGTAACACTAGAAAAGTCGGGATCTGCTATTAGGTTTCGTCTTGATACTGCAGTTGTTTTTGTTCCCCATTCATCTTGGAATAGGAAGTCTAGCATTTTAACAGTTACACCGTCTTTATCAATGGTTATCTTGTCACCGTTAATTCTAATAAGATTCGTATCAATGCCTTTTGCTGTTAGCCATTTGACCATTGTATCTGCATTAATATCCAGTTTTGCAGCATTGATTGTAATTTTCCCAGGAGACATATTGATGGCAGTGACAATTCCGTCCTTTAAAATCTGCGCTAAAATCCCTTCATCTAAAACTTCTAACCTAGATTCCGTTTTCCTTGCATAGGCATTATAAGTCTCATTTATAAACGTTTCTTGTTTTCTAGAAACGATTGTAATACCTTTTTCATTTGCGCCAATACTTCTTTCTAACTCTGTAACTTTCTGATTGTATTTCTCAGTAGCTACTCTATTAGCTATATCTTCTAGCATTTTATCAACATCCGTTTGATCTTTCGGATGTAACCAAAATTCTGTAGCTATCGTGCCACGTTGTAACATAGGTGCAGCACACCATAAACGCCCATTTCTTGTAACGTAATAACGCCATCTCACAAACGCTGCATTGGCTGGTGCTTTATCTGTACATACAGCACGAATCCATGTATGATTTACAACCTTGATATTCGTTCTAGCTGTTTTAATACGAGTTTTTTTGTCAGCAGTCCACCATTCAATTTCAATAAATGCGCCGCCACTATCAATAGGTGTTTTCCCATCAGTATTGAAATAACCTGATGCAACAAATTCTTCGTTAACCTGACACTCAATGAATTGGCTTGTAAGTCCCCACCAACGATCTTGAGTCTGGCCAGTAACGGTAATTGCAAATGTATTCATACCTTTGTATTTTAAATTCGTATCAACAGAACCAATAGCCCCGTTACCGCTATTCCAAAACCAATATTTCTGTCCTAACTTAAAATCAGCATCACGCAACTCGTTGACAGTACCTAAACCGCCTACATAATCCTCAACATCTTTCTTTTTCATTGTTAATTTCAATGCTTCAGAGTGTTGCTGTATCGTTGTGGCCGCCTGAGTTAATGTTTTCCCTTGCTCAGTTTGTGTTTCCTGTAATTTCTTAACACTTGCAGTTGTTCCTTCTGCATTCTTTTCTACAGTGTTAACACGTTCATTAAAAGAGATTTGTGTTTTTTCTACCGTTTTTATACTTTCTTTAATACCATCCACACTTTTTTCAATCTCGGTTGTTTTCTTAGTGAATTCATCACTCGTTACTTGATTTTCTGGAGCTGGTGTCCAATCCTGTGGCTTATTACCTTTATATAAAGCAACCCATTCTACAATGGCTTTTGTAGTGTTACTTGGAAAGTTATACAGACTCAACTTTCTTTCATTTCCACTCGTTGCTGCTACAGCTTTGAAAGTTACATAGGTAATTCCATTTGCATAAACACTTGTTGCATATCCAACATTATTCGAACCGCTATTTTGCCAAATCCCGAACTTTTGACCTGCAGGTACACTCCCTTTAATTACAAAAGTATATTCCTCACCTGTAGAGAAATTTTCAGTTAGAGAATATTGGTTAATTAAATAATCTGTTTTTTCATATTTAGTATTTGAATTTAATAAAAGATTGCGTCCTCCAGCTTTATCGTTATTAACTTTCTTTTCTACACTCTCCAACTTCTCACTAATCTGACCAGCCTTTTCTGTAATTTCAGTTGTAGTTTTCTTTAAAGCATTTGTTGTTTGCTGCACCTCAGAGATTGTCTTTTTTGTACCTCCAAAAGTCTCTTCTACTGTATTTAACTTTCCAGTGATTTCACCATCTTTTTTTGTTAATAACTCAATAGATTTAGTAAAACCTTCGTTGGTTTGTTTCATTTCAGAGACAGTTTTATTAATTTCACCTTGAGAGTTTTGTACATTTTTAATCGTTCTTGTAACTTCTTGAAGATTTTCTGTTACTTTATTAAATTGTCCATTGATTTCACTTTGCGCTTCTTCCACTTTTTTGTTTAATTCTTCTTTTGTGAGCTGAATATCTTTATTAACCTGTTTCAGTGTTTCTTGTTTTACTGACTCTACATCAGGAATAAGGAGTTCCCAACCTTTACCGTTCCACACTTTTAAAATACCAGGTTTACCATTGCTAATATCTCGCCATAATGTTTTACCTACTATAAGATTATCAGTCGGTGGATTTTTAGCTTCAATAATATTTACCGTATTATTTTTAAGATTCTCTTGAACTTTTTCAGCCAGTGTTTTTGCTACTTCTGATTCTTTCTTAGCATTATTAGCTGTTTCATTTGCATCTTTCACTAATTTATCTAACTGATTTATCAGTTCTTGCTTACTACCTAGTGAACTAAGGATACGATTGTAAATCTTTCGTAGTTCTTCATTTGAATCTGTAATCTCACGGTAATCACCAAATGCGTATTTATCTTGCGAAGGATCAGTATGTGATTCATCACCAACGATTGCCCTTGCTTCTAAATAAAGCTTAGGTGTGAATCCAATATCTTTAATTCGAATTGTATCTCCCTCATTGATTAACTCGTGAGCTAGTCCAAATACACGCCCTATACTTTGTGCTTGAACATCATAAGAGACAGAGGTATTCACACGTTTTGCTAACTCTATTTTCATAAGAGTCAATAAGCGTTCTGGTGTTATATCTTCTTCTGTTTCTGGAGTATAAAATCCAAATTTGTGTTTACCTTTTTCATTCCAACGTTGAAATGCATCGTTATCCACAATATATGGAATACCTTTATTTATATCTGAGATAGTGAGAACTTCTCCGCCTTCTTTTTTGATAAAGCCAATTAAAGCTGTACAAATGTTTTGTGAGTTTTCAATACGTTTAATTCCAACTAAATCTTTACCTAACGTGACTTCCTTTCCTGTTTCTCTTCCTCTTTTTTTCACCATGTCTACATACCAACCTGCAATTCGAGAACCAACCACTTCAACACGGTATATAATTTCTAGTTCAAATTATGAGTAAAACTGTGTACCAATTGCCTGTACAGTTCCTATTAAATCATAGATTATTCGATTAGTATTATTAGAAAGGTATATCTTCTTACTTTTTTGATAAAGAAAAAGCTCAGTCATATTTTGCATCACTTCAAAATATTTCAACTCCGCTTCTTCTATCGAGAGCGTTTCGATGATTTCGTTTCTTAGCCCCATTAAATCAGAAACACTTGAATCCAAATTCAATAGTTTAGAATTCAATTCTTCTATGATTGATTCTCTCCTTTCATGCAACATATTGTATTTAATTTGTTCCTTGGTATTTTCTCTTTGCAATTCAGCTTTTAAACTTTCTACTTCCTCATTCAATTTTGTATTATGTTGCGCTAACTCCTTATTTAGCTCTAAATTATACTCTGCTAATTCCTTATTAAACTTATGATCAAAGCTTTTCTTTATATAATAACTCGCAAATCCTGCTCCTGTTACAGTACTTCCCAACCACTTTAAACTATCTAACACCCAAGACGCATCCATTTATTAAATTCACTCCTTTAATTTCATTCATATCTAATAATATTATATATCAATTAATTGCCATCCCCTCACTTACCCATATCTTATATTGTGTGTAACTGACCCTATCGTGAAATCCCTTAGTATCATTGATTTCATTTAACTTTGTCTTTTGAGTTACACAGTACGAAAATTATGAGTAACTGTATAGAGATACCACCAGCATTTTGCAAAATAACCTACGCTAAGCAAAAAAATAAAATAAGCTGCCCATATGGACAGCTTATTTACATAATTATCATTACCAGAAGTAAAATTCAGTTCGAAAATAGCTAATTTTATCAGTTGTTGAATGTCTAAAAAAAATCAAACCAATGATATTGTTGAGATCCTTTGGCAATTTCTTGCTGTGATGACTATCATAGTGACTTTTTCTTCAGCAACAACTATTAGTAGCTAATTACCATAAGGACTTATTTTTGAAATTTGCTATTTTTTAGAAAGTGTGTTAATTTAAGAAAGACCTATTTTTGTTTGGCTTGAGATTAAGAATAAATTTTGTTTTTCGTCTAAGGTATTTGAGCAAGGGTAGTAACATATGTGTGGGTATCCACACTAGGAGGCAACAATTATGGAACAAGGTAAAGTAAAATGGTTTAATGCAGAAAAAGGTTTTGGATTCATCGAGCGTGAAGGTGGAGAAGACGTATTCGTACATTTCTCAGCTATCCAAATCGACGGTTACAAATCTTTAGACGAAGGACAAAGTGTAACGTTTGAAGTAGAACAAGGACAACGTGGCCTACAAGCTACTAATGTTCAAAAAGCTTAATATTAGCTGATAAAAGACTCTCTTGTAGGGTCTTTTTTTATTTTGTTACAATATTCCGAATACAACTTTTTTAAGGGGATTTGGGGTGCTTAACTTTTAATGAAAAAGAAATAAGCAATAATTAGATTTTAAACCTAGTCATTGCTTTATCCATTGCATCTTGGTTAACACCTATATAACGTAACGTGACCTTCTCTGACGAGTGATTGAATATCTCCATGAGTAATGCTATGTTTTTTGTTTGCATGTACATATGGTACCCGTACGTCTTTCTTAGGGTATGCGTTCCGATTTCATCTAATCCAAACTCTGCCGCTGCTCCACTTAATATCTTATATGCCATGCTACGACCGATTGGACGATTTCTACCTTGTCTGCTTTGCAATAAATACTCATTGTCTTCTCTTTCTACAATAAACCATTTAAGTTCTCTTTTCAGTGCTGCAGTAATTTGTATTCGTTTCTGTTTCCCTGTTTTCTTTTCCCGCATAGATATGTGACTGCCTTTAACATCCCCTACTTTCAATTTCAAATATCTGAGATTCTGAGACCTGTATTAATACCCATAATGAAGAGAATGTAATTACGTAAGCTCTTTTCCCTAAAGTACTCTTTTAACTGCTGTATTTGCTCTGGATCACGTATTGGCTGAACAAAATTCATTATTCATTCCCTCCAGTTTCTTCAGTTTCATAAACTTCTAATCTAAGAGCAAAAGCTAATTTATAAAAAGCATTAGATTTATTTCGTCTATACGTACGCTCACTCATACCAATTTCGTTATAAACCATGTAATCAAAGACTTCTTCATCTTCTAAATATCGTTTTACAATAATATCCCTTTGGTTTTTACTAAAACGACTTAATGCTTTATCAATTTGAAAAGATAAACGTTGTAATTTCACTTCTCTTTCACTCATAGCAACATTTGCTAAAGCAATATCTTCAGCTGGCTTCCCTACTATATTTGTTGGACCGTGATATCTTACCTCGCTAGATGCTGTAACCTTCATCTCATGTCTAATCATCCCAAGTTGTCTATAAATACGAACATTTTCAAGAATCTCTTCTAAACGAGTCTGCGTTGCTTTGCGATCAATTTTAGGTAAAAAAGTTAATTGCGCCATATATAAAAACACCCCTTATATATTTTGTTAATAAAAACAAAATAGCGGACACCAAACTACAGAGCAATATCACTAATGCTCTTATAGTTCGATGTCCGCTGGTTCTTCCAGTAGGACTAAATGTTTAATTTGGATTATTATATCATTTTCTCATATTTTAGTAACCTTTTATTAGAAAAGGATTATTTTGTTAAAAAATTTATTTCGATTTATAATCGCTATCTTTTTCTTTAATTTTCCAGTAAAATCAAATGTAAATATTTTAATTACATAGGAGAAAGCAATGAAACATAACATTAATCTATGGTCCTTTATTTTTTCTTTTATTTGCATTGGTTTATTCCTCTTATATCTTGAAATTGGTTCGATAGCTTCATCTGAAACGAAATTGTTTATTATGAATTCGCTACCTATCCATCCTTTATTTTTTTTACTAGTTTTAACAATAGGAACTTTTTTTGCTGGTATGAAAGGATTTTCTAAAATAGATAATTGGGTTGCTATGCTTAGAAGCATAGCGACAGTTCTACTAACACTTTTATTATCAGTGTTTTTAACACTAACTTTGATCGTTGGATATGCATTAAGTTAAACGTCATTCTTTGTGAATAAAACTCAATATCCCGTCAATAATGTAGACACATGGTTATCTTTCTCCGATTTCCTTATAAGAGCAGTTAGCTTTTGCTAGCTGCTCTTTTATTTTCGAATCATTGCTGTCATTACCACTGGCGGCCATTCGTTCCGTATTTCATAATTTTAGAGATTGATTTTAATTGCTGAATTCCTTCTTCTTCATTACGTTCACCTGGGACGATTACTGCCGAACAATATAACGGTTGAATTGATTCACTATATGGAGACTCTTCAGATAAATAAAACTGCGCGACCATTGGAAGTTCTTCTCGTTTACATATTTCTAAGATTCGTTGCAATAAAGGTGCAATTTCCTCATCGTATACTTTTTCTTTATCGTACATATCAGTCCATTCCCCTTTTCTACAAAATGAAATTTTTATTAAGAAAACTTATTTACACCTTTTAATTGATCGTTTTCTAATTCAAGTTCACTTATTCTTCTCTGTAACTTTTGTATCGTGTTTATCGCCATATACGCTGTATCCTTAGCTTCTTTTTTGAACTCTTCACAAGTTATTGGTCCATCTGTATTACCTCTAAGGTGCCACAATTCTGATAAGGTTTTATCAACTCTCACTCAATCCACCTCGTTTTCTATTAAAATAGCGTTTTTGTTCAGTTTCACTCTAAAAGTAAAATTTTCATTTTTTCATTCAACCAAGTTCATAACATATTCTTTTCCCCCGATAAAATAATGATTAATTGTCCCATGCGCATTTTATCCACTAGAAATAATACCTTTCACGTACTTATGTATTAGAAACTTCATTTCTGCTTCTTCTGCAATAGCAATTTTGTTCACTTTTTTGATACATTTATGAAACATTCACATGTTATCTTCAATATGTTCTATTCTTTTTGAAAAACCATGTGAGAATACCAAAACAAAAAGCCCTAGAACCCTAAATCTAGGGCTTCTTGTTTTCAAATAACGCTTTTGTTTAATTTAATACGTGTTCTTGTCGATGCAGCATTCTATTACAATTAATTTTTATGTTATAATTATCTACAGTATATATATTAATAAGCACAACAAATCTCATACATATAGGAGGACCTTAATGATCCTAACTCAAGAAAAGAACATAAAGTTAATTATGCATTTTCTTACCGTATTATCTTTTTTTATTCTTATTTTCTTTAGTGTCACAATTTTTTATATACCATTGATTTTTTATTTCTTATGCAAATCACAGGACATTCGAAAAAATATTCTTGAAGCTGTTTTTTACCAACTATTCATTTGGATAATTACAATGATTTGGAATCTATTCGTAATAAGAATCTTAATGTTATCTTTATCTAATTTAGACTTAGCTTCAAACAACGCTTTGATTATTTTCGGAATAGCTCCTTTATATCTAATACTGCTTCTTTTGTTAATTTTCGGACCTATAAAAGGAATTTTATATGTGCTACAAGAAAAAGACTTTCATTATCCTATTATTTCTAAATGGATTAACAAATAAAAATACGTGTAGAAGAATTCAGAGTTTTACTGAATTCTTTTTTTATGGACCTTTCAAACTCTTTTACATATTCCTCTGTTCCTTCTTTTTAATAAAATTCAAATTTGATTATAATAACTGTGTTTTTCGTTCTTCCATACGAATTACTTTTCCACTTTGATATACAAATGATTGTTCACCAAATCCACTTTGAGGCGGTTCTATTAGTTGGACCTGACCATTTTTAACGATATATATTCCGTTTATTTTCAAATCTATTTCAGCTGTCATTTTAATAAGATTTTCTTTTCTAATTCCCACCAAGATCACTCCCATATGTTATAATTACTTTGTCGAAGTAAGTTGAGAGTGATCTCAGCTTTTTTTATTTGTCTACAAATATTGCACAACATTTTCTGGAACAAATGCTAGTTCAAGTGATAAATGAAGCCGTATTGGAATCGGCTTTTTTTCATCCCTTGCTTGCTTACACATTTTTTCTGCCTCTTCCCATACAAATTGTTTATCCTCCGCTCGTTTATAACGCCAAATCCCAATTGTATAATCTTCAAACAACTCATAACGTTCATCAGACGCTGTCGTTGGTTTTAATTCATCTATCGCTTTGGCTTGATGTGGTATTTGCACCACCACATCTGCATACCGTAATCTTGAATTTAAGCGGTGAATATGAGCTTTCTTAGGATCAAATGATACAACTGGCTCCACGTCAAAAATTGTTAATTGCTTTGGCATTGTTCTTCCCCTCCAAAACCTGCAAACTTGCTATTAGAATCCCTTCGAGCTGCGTTAACGTTAATTGATCTAATGTTTGCCCGTTAATTTCTGTTAAACCTAATCCCAATAATTTACGAATGATAATTAGTTTTCTCCGTTCTACTTCCTGACGTAACAACATGATTAAGCCTCCTGTTGATGGATGAACTTTCTCTCTAAATTTACAAACTTACTAAATTCTTTAATAAATGCTAGTTCAACAACACCCACTGGACCGTTCCTCTGTTTCGCTAAAATAATTTCCGTTATGTTTTTATTTTCAGTCTCGCGGTCATAGTAATCTTCACGGTATAAGAATGCTATTAAATCCGCATCCTGCTCAATTTGACCATTCTCACGTAAATCTGATAGTAACGGTCTCTTATCTTGCCTACTTTCTACCGCACGACTTAACTGTGATAATGCAACTACACATACATTTAATTCTCTTGCCATCAGTTTTAACTTACGACTAATCTCACCGATTTCTTGCATGCGGTTCCCTCTATGCTTTGGATCGCCCACAATAAGCTGCAAATAATTAATTGCAATTAAAACCTTTTTATCAGGGTACTTACGCTTTAATTTCCTAGCCTTTGCATAAATCTCTTGCATCGTTACATTTGCTTTATCGTAAATTTCTAATGGCAAATCATTAATTAATCCCATCGCTTGACTAATCTTTTCCCAATCCTTTAAATTACATAGCTTCTTAGGATTCTTTAATTTCGTAGCATCTATATTTCCAGTACTTGAGATCATCCTCTTTAGTAGCTGCTCCTCCCCCATCTCGAGCGAGAAGATTCCTGTTGCTGTATGAGCACTTGCCGCATGAAAAGCAACGTTTAACACAAATGCTGTTTTCCCCATGGAAGGTCGGGCCCCAATAATAATTAAATCGCCTTCTTGTAACCCTGCTGTCATTCTGTTCAAGTCATCATAACCAGTTGGTATACCTGTTAAATCTCCTACATCAATTTGCATGTTCTTATACAAATCAACAAGCGTATCTTTCAAGTTAAATTCATCTGAGTAACCAGTTTCTTCAATGGCGCTTAATTCATCAATTGATGTACTAATAGCACTCATATCCCTATCTTGCTGAAGGCGGTTATATAAATTACCAGCAACCTCTTGAGCATGTCTCATCTTCCAAGCTTCCATCACTAAACCTTCGTGGTACGAGAAGTTCTTAGTTGTTGTTACAACTTCTGTCAGGTTTACAAAGAATTCGATTCCGCCAATTTGATGCATAAAGCTTTCATCAAATTTTCCAATGAGAGCAACAAGATCTATCGGAACCTCAGCATCCTCTAATTCTCTCATTGCTTTGAAAATTACTTGGTGTGTTGGTAAAGAAAACTGTTTTACCTTTAGTTGACAATCTTTAATTAGATCGCCTTCTTGAATTATGCTACCTAAAACACTTTGTTCAGCTTCAACATTGCGAATCATATCGTTACTCATTTGGCCAACCACGCATTCTGTTGGTTAAGTACTGCAAGTTCCTCTTCTGTTGGAATGTTCTGCTCCCATGCTTGTTGCTGCTGTATTACGTTTTTAGTAGATTCCGATAACCCTTTTTGTTGATAAGGTACTTGTGTCTGTTGCTGTGCTTTTGTTAATCGCTGAGCACGAAATGCTTTATCAGCTGCCTCAACATCAGCTACTTTTTTAAAGCCTTTAAGATGCCAATCTCTTAAAATCGTATTTACGTAAGACATGTTTCTCGTATTCTTCTCTAAAGCAATCTCCATAGCCTTAATAACTAGTTCTGCATTTAAATCATCTATCCAAGCATAAATACCATCTGCAATAAAAGGTGTAATGAATCCGAAGTTTTGCTCGTAAAAAGAAATTGGATTAACCTCAACAACTTCTTCCGCGCCTGCGCGTTCTTCTTGTTGTTGTTCTTTTTCTTCTTCTTTTTCTTTTTCTTCTTCCTTGCTAGGGTCTTGGAAGCCCCTTATAAGCCCCTCCAAACGGACTGATAAATAC